TTTCAATCCATTTTGATGATGCGAAGCAGTATCTTGAGACAATACCACTTCATGAGCTAGGCCCAACCGAAACAGATACACTTAAACGTTTAGAAAAATTTGTAGATAATCTCGCTGCACGGTATCCAGCATTAGAAAATCCGCTAGCTTATGAAATAGCACAGCATGTAGGTGAGAAGCTAAAGTATCAATCTCCCAAAGGTCCGAAAAACTTCTGGATTTCGATTCAGGAAAACGGCGCTCTTTCAGTACAGCAATATTCTCTACACCACACGCCCATTAATGTCGTGCAACTACGCGAAAAGTTTAATGGGCTATGGGAGTTTCTTCATAAGGATGAAGTACTTGAGCTTGGCAAAGTATTAAAACGCTTTCCTTTTGAACCTGTGAACTGAAAGGGCATATCATTAAATTAAGACGTTCCTACTGGAACTCCCCTTATATTAAAGCCAGCTATACAGCTGGCTTTCTTTTTAGAACTTATCCAATATTTGGTGGTACTCGCAGAACCTGTAATGAAGGTACACCCCGATCTAGCGCATCTTGGACACAACGATAATCAGGATTATTTGGTTCATAACCAAGTTCACCACGGATATTACCCTTATGTATTGTCATCGGTGCATCAAAACGCCCACGCATAAAACGACCAATAATAATTGTGTCAGTTAATGATTGATTGGTCTTTATTTCTGTTTTATCAGTTTTTTTCTGATATTGAATACCAGGCGCTTCACCTATGATTTGAGTTGTATTCATGAGTATTTCCTTAATTAAATGGATTATAGGTAAAGCCAAAAATGACCTTACCTATGAGTAATTAGTAAATACCTAAGCGTTTACCTTTTTTGAATGAACGTAAACGCTTGTTGATTGCATTTGCAGTAAAAGCATGAAGTCGAGCTTTTTTCATACCAGCTTTTTGTGCTGCAGTTAAACGGACCTTTTGACCAGGTAATCGTTTATTCACAACGGTTTTGACACCTTGACGAATAGCCAGCACACCACGGTAGTGAATTTTTCGCCCATTTACTTTCCGTTGGCTAAATGCTCCATTTCGAGCTTTAATTTTTTTAGCCATTGAATCGAAACCTTCTTCAGTTTCATCTGCTTCACCGAAAATAAACTCACGAACCAGTTCTTCAAGTTCAGGGCCTTCGTCTGGCATATTAGCAAGAACTGTATTGGCTGCTGCTTCTAACGCCGCATCAGCAACTTCTGTATCATCACTAAAGATCTCTTCAATATCAGTAGCGTCAACGCCAAATGTTAAGAAAGCATCGGAAAGAGACGCCATCAAAGCGTTTTCATAGATACCGTCTTCATCATCTGCACCATCTAATGCATCGACAATTAATGCGTCTAAATGATCAACGCCCAGTTCACCTTCTTCAAGCTTACCTTCACTGATTGTATCTACCGTATCAGATAGAATGTTCAGAGCAATTTGTCGTACTTGTTCAATCACAGATTGCTGTTCTCGATCAGTACTTGAAACCTTACTTACAACGGTAGAAATATTCTCCGCTGCTGAATCAAAAGCACGTAAAGCTAAAGGTTTTTCTGTAGTTGGGCCAAATGGATTCATCTTGATAGATCCTTAAAATTATTTAACTAAAACGTCGTCATCAAAAATTGCGGCACGAGTTGTACCAACAACTCCATGGGCTAAATAGAGTCGTACACGCTCATATGGATAGTCTTTGTCAGGTATTAAACTGAACTCAAAAGGTTTACCACCTAGATCTTCAGCCGGTTGTAACCAACCGGTTGTTTCACTAGAAGCACCCTCTAAAAACTCTTGAATTTCATCACCAGCTTTTTTGATATAGTCCGGTGTAGCTTGGAACATGTAAGTTCTAAGGATTTCGATACATTTATTCGTAACTCGTGCCGCAATCTCAGCTGCAGGAACTAAACGCAATGCACTATTTTTACTTTGATACTGGGTTAATACATCACTTAAAACGAATAATGTAGTTTCAAACTTAACTGGGCGAACTACATTTACTTTAGCCTTTGCCAACATTTCTTGAGTCTGTTCATCTTCAAGATCAATATTCGGCATCTGGCTTAAGTTTTTTGCTGTAAATGGATAATCTTTCCAAGCTACTGCATTTTTTAACGGCGCAAAGCCTTGTTTATTTAACTTTGCGTTACGTAATAATTTATCGCCGATGTAATGGCCCAAATAATAAGCTGGGACCTTACGCCCTCTTAGTGTGACAGCACCAGATGGACGGCATAGGTTCGGACTCCAAATGAATTGAACAAACTGTGATTGTGCATCTACACTTGTCGCAAATTGAGCTGCTTGCTCAGCTGTAAAAGTTGGGTTGATTTCAGCATCCAAAGGAATACGTAACTTTGTAGCTGCACGTTGTGCCGCAACATAAATTGGTAAATCATGAGGATTTGGTAAAGTCAGATATGCTGGTGTACTTAATTGACTCGTCAGAATCTTATATAGTTCATCTGGATTAAATGATGGTAACGATTCATCTTCCAATGCCAATGTTTTTGAAGCACGACCTAAGCTATTTGATTCGTTATAAGCATTTGATTTGAGTATTGCTTGTAACGCATCAATACCTAACGATAAATCAAAACGCTCAAAATATTCTTTCGCATCAGCTACAGCGACAATAGAAGCAGAATTTTCAATGTCTCCATCTACTAATCCCTGAACAGTAACAATTTGATCACCTGTTACCGCATCACGGATTTCCAAACGCATAGAAATATCTGCAGGACCGCGTGGGCTAGTTACTTTCGCAAAAAAGGCCACATTGATTTCTGTATTTGCAAGATAACTGTGAGTATCAAATTCCAGTTTTAGTGATGGGCTGGCCCCTGCTACAAGGGATAGCTCACCTGTACTTGATAGAGCAAGTATATTCATTACATTACACGCCCAAGGCTATTTGTTTTAAGTATTTTGAGCCGTTGGCTTTTTTGATTTTCTGGCTAGTTCCAATGTAAAAAAAACCACTCGAAAGTGGTTTTTCATTTCCTAAATTTTATAATCCGCTAGCAGGTTCTGTAGGCTCTTCTGCCTCAGTAGGTACAATTTGAAGTACATTACCTTTCAAGCCATTAATTTGATCTAGGTTATCTAGCAATTGTTTATGAGCTTCGTCACCGATCAAAGTGAATGTGACCTTTTGACCAGCTTGTACCAAAACTTGCGTAAATGGTTCGGTAATGTCACTTAAACCGTTATTTTGAAGTGTAATACTTCGTTCAGTAGGATGATCACCAACAGCATCCATAATTGGGTTCGTGCCATCAATAATGAAAATAGTCATCTTGTTACTCAACAGTTAGATTCTTACCAAGCCCCTTCAACTGACGTAAGTTTTCCAGTACTTGATGTTTAAATGTTTGGTTATGACACGTAATACTTGCTGTTTTACCTGCCTCAATAGCAACACGTGATAACGGTTCTAAAACTGTTGAAAATCCGTTATTAGTAACTTTAATAACTAGCGGATCCACGCTACTCCCACCTGATACTGTTAACAAATCCGTAATGGGAGTATTAACTTTAGAAGTATCAGTTTCTTTAAGGACATGATCCGATTCCGTCCCCACATCATCACCAGACTTACCACCATTTGAATCTAGATCATTTGAAGGTTTGACAGAATCATTCGATGTTTCAGTTGGATTTCCATTTTCTTGAGTATTGGACTCTTCATTATCTGAATCGCCATTTTTCAAATCAGTAGGTTTATTACCTTCATCTTGAGATGCGCCGTCTTCAGGACCTTGGCTATTTAACAAATCACCTTGGTCTGAAGCTTTTTCATCACCAGCTTGGGTATTCTGTGTTTCTGTAGTTTTATTGGTTTTATTACGTGTGTTTTTTTGTTTAGTAGTCGCTTGTTCGTCAGTTGAAGCTAAAGTTTCGTCAGTGTTTTGTGTTGCAGCAGCCATGAGATTTTCCTTTCAATAAATAGGGTAAAAAGGCGCATCGAAATGCGCCCTTATCTGTTTTACTTACGAATTTTTGAGAGATGGCATATTGATACAGTGGATGACATAGCTTTGATCAGCATAACGTTCTAACGGGTTCATTTCGGCTGCTTGAGCACCGATTAAAGTAAGTACTGATTCACGCGCATCTGGTCGAGTTTCAATAACTGAAAGAGGCGTTTGAATAAAGCCAACGAACGGCGCACGAATTGGCTCATTACCACGACCAACTAAAAGCATATCAAACGCTGTATCTGCTTCAGCTACAAGCTCTTGTGCTGTCGGTGCGTGGTAAACGTTTGTACCATCTGCAAGAGTACCAATACGGACAATTTGACCATAACCAGCAGTGTATCCGGTTTTAACTGGCATCTTGTCGCTTGACAGTTGATTAAAGAATACTGACCCAGTATCGCCAACATATAAGTCAAATGCTACGGTAGAGCCACCAGTACGTTGGTTAATATCCAATTTGGCAGCTGCAATAAATTTATTTACTTCCGCAAACAAGTCACCTGAAGTATTAAATGCAGCTGCTAATTTTCCAGTCACACCACGAGAAGCATCAAAAGTAACTTCACGAGCGGAGTATTCAGCTAAATCTTTTGCTTCACCTAATAAACGTACAGTTTGTTCTAAGAAGATTTTACCTTGAACAATTGCTAAAGCCTGACCCAGAAAACCAAGCTTAAGTTCGTTAGTTAACTGAGATTGTAATAGTGTTGAAGCTGTTACCCGTGCCATGATAGGTGACGCAATCAATGTTTCATATTCAGGTTCGAAATCAACACCAACTGGGGTTAATAGATAGTTATCATTACCATCACGCGCATCAAAATCCGCCACAAGATGAACTTCAATTTTCGCACCAGCTGGTAATGCTTCATTTAATGTCACGCTAATTTTGCTAGCTGAAATGTCAATTTCGCTACCAACTACACGATATTCAACGCCGTTTACTACTACGTCTTTCTCAGCAATAGCAGAAATCTTGCCTGAAAATTTTGATTTACTGCGATTTCGAGTATGCGCAACTTCTTTACCATTGATCTTAATAGATACATTACCCGCAATAAATGGCAATAAACTCGCTTTGGCGTCAGGTGTTTTAGCCTTGAAGTCTTCATAACCAGTTCGTGCAGTCACAGTATAAGTTGCACCTGCGCCACCATTAGACAATGCAAAACGGAATCGTCCTTCAACATAAGGCTTAGAAGCATTTGCACCATCTAAGTATTCTGATTTCTTCATTGCACCAAAATCACGGTTGGTGATAAAGCGAATAGATACAATCGGTACTTCATTTGAGCCATTTGAGTTGGGAATCATAGCAACGATAGGTGTTGCATAAGCGATAACGTTGGCGATAGTAGCAACTGTAATTGCTGGAACGATGCTTACAGATTCATGATGCTGGTGATTTACATCATCAAAACCAGATTCATTAATACTATCGTAATAGCTAAGGGTCTCGGCAGGCAAAGCAGCTGCTTGTTTCGCACCACTTAAACCAGCAGTTAATGCAGCTGCAATGATTGAAGGATGTGGTAATTCACCTCCATGACGTGATTGATATTGTGATACCCCAAACATCACAGCTTTATCAACTTCTGGCGCATATTCGATACCAATTGAATCAAAAATTGCTTTTAATACTTCTGGGTACTCATCTGCCGCTGTTTGAGCACTGTCAAACCCATTTTCAAGCTCTTCAGGACTTTTGAAATAGTAATTTCGGCACTGAACAGTAGCTAGTTGTTGAGCATCATACTTTTTACGAATTTCTTCTGTTAACACAGTCATTTTAAACCAGCCTTTGGCTTTCTATGTAAGATGCAGAAAGTCTGACATGGCGTATTTTTACTAAAACTGGTCGGTTCCAAACATAAAAAAGTCCCCAAAATTGAGGACAAAGAAAATGTAGCTAAAGGACCATCTCAGCCCTTTATTTATATAGCTATCCGCTTACACCACTTGAAACATAAATCTCCACATTATCACCTGCTTTCACTTTATAACGGAGCTTATCCCAGCAATGCTGTCTAAACGGTTCAGTATCAGGCGCAGCAGCTGTTAATGTAAGAATAGACACCCAGTGAGAATCGTTTTGCGGATCTGCATATGGAATATTGCTTCCGAAAAACTCTACTTCTGCCCCGTTCCCGATTACCTGGTAATTGAATATTGCAGAAGTACATTGTTCAGCTATTTCAATGTCGCCTGTCTTTTTACCTTTTTCATTGAAAATTAAATAGCTCATTTAGTTTCTCCATCACCTATAGGTGAAATAAACAAATCATCTCTACGGTTTAAAACATACTTACTGCCAAAATCTGCCATGAGGCTAAAACCAGTAATATTTACAATCTCAAACCACAACATTAGATTTTCATAAATCATTAAACCTAAAAGATCACCTTCTTTAAGAATCAAGTCAGGGATGTTGATTATCCTTTCCAAAACATCATCTAATTCTTCATTGAATGGCTCTACTTGAGCGGTTAGCACCAAGTCAGATGGGTTATTCATTGAGAAGTTCTTTTGAATATAACCACCATTAAATTTATCGAAATGAACATAAGCAGCGCCCTTATATTCATACTTGTAGTTGGGTTCGTCTTGAATCGATAAAGTGTTCGCTTCAAAAGAAAGAGGATCTAAAGGTTTTGAATCTTCAGCCGGATTATTGAAAATGACTTCTTTTCGCCAAATTTGCGCGGGAATACTTGCTAGAGCATTCATCACAACACGTCTAGCTGCTAAACGGCGTCCATTTGCAACTTGATTTACTGATCTATTTAGCATTTCGACTTAAACCCTTCATAAAGACATTTAACATGTCATTGTCGATTGCGCCTGATTTATGTAAGGCTTGAATTCTTTCAATTTGACTCGCTCTAACAGTTTCCACTTCAAAACGTTTGAGGGTTTTTAATTCGCGTTCTAAGAGCTTTTTGGCAACTTTATCAGCTCTACGCATCATTTCTTTTTCTGCTTTTTGGATATTGGCTTTGATCGGCTTAACAGAACCATTCATCAAATCCTTTACTTGCTCGTTTATTGAATTCTGTATTTGCTTATCTGTTTGCTTATACCGTGCACCTACTTGTTTCTTACGGTCTTTCTCTACTTCCTTTTTAAGGTAGGCAATCCCGGATGGTGAACTAATCCACTTAACAACGCGCAATACATGTTTACAAGCCACACCGGATAAATGCGGGTTACGTATTTTCGGAAAGCCGCCCTCATCACGTCCTAAATTATAGCCGCCAATAGTTGCCATATAGCGGTACCAGAACGTATGACGTTCGCAATCACACTGAAATTTGATTTTGCCTTTAGCCAAGCGGTTTTTGACGGTGTTTAATGCCTGTTTATCGATATCAAAAACAACAGATTTAAAGTTAGAAAACTCAATCTCAACGTGATGATTTAAAACTTTACTATTTGGTCCGGCATTAGTAAGCAAGTGAACTAAACCAGCTTTTCTGCTTACTGGAACCGCCAAATAGATTTGCTCATTTGCCCGATCAATATCGTCTTGTCGGCTTAAATTAATGATGTTTTGAGGGGTAATACCCTTACTATACTGATCTTTTAATAGTTGAATGTTTTCCTGAAATGCCAAGATATCATCACGGGTAATACGCCGTGGTACTTCTCCATTTCGCTGACCTAATGTTGTAAAAAGTACTCTTTCGACATCATATTTTTCCCCTTGGGCAATATCTTGTGGTCGCAAGAACATAGGTTTAGGGATCTTTCGTCCCCAATCATCATATTCAATTTCTTTTTCTGCAAATGCCCGCTGTTCTCTATCTGCACGCTGGCGGCTCTGTTGATCTCTACGAACTCCACCATTTTGCAAAGACTGGTTTAATTGCAGCTGGGCACGGCGTAAATCATCTGGCTTGAATGCTGACATTTTAATTATCCTGCAAGTATTCTTTTTGAAGTCTTAAAAGATCAACAAGCCTTGGAAAAGCCACCTTATGAAGAGGTAACTTTTCCCAAACGCCGTTCACACCACACGCCACAAGTACTGCATCAATATGGTTTCTTGAACCATATAATTTCAAACTCAACAGTGATGGATCTTGAGATTCATCGTCTTTGATTTCCCAAACAATCAGATTCTGAATATTATTTTGTTGAAGATTCCGGTGAATTAAGTCTCTAATAGCATTTCGATAATCATTTCTCATACTGTTTTACCTATTTAAGCTTTAACAGTACTTACACGAGCAAAGCCACCAGTACCTGCTTTACCAGTGTTACCATTACTTTCGGTTGCAACACCAGGTTCACCAACAACTAAAGTCATATACTGAGTTTTTTCGGTTGAATTCACATATCGGCAAATGAGTAAACCACCACTTGCACCACCACCACCAAGTGCCCAGCCATCATCACCTACACCATTAGCACCATCACCACCAGCACCCCAGTTTGATACTGGACTTACTGATGCGCCGCCTTTGTGGTTTGTTTGGTTTGCAGCTGTACCAGCGTTACCAAGCTTGCGTGAAATTTCGGTTATGTTTGATGTCACAGTGATTACACCTGCTAAACCACCAGCACCATTTGAGAAAGCACTACCATTCGACCACTGACCACTGGTACCGCCTTTACCGCCGCCAACAACCGCCAAATCAAGTTCATTTAAACGTAAGCGTGTATCTGTTCCACTGGTCCCATGTGCCAATGCTCCTAACTCCCAGACACTGCCACCACCAGCACCACCAGCACCAACCAAAATGAATTCTTTTTGTTCTTTCGGTTGAATTGGAATGATATAAACACCTGGGACTGTGTAATCGCCGTTTCCATCGTTTAGTGTTTCTGCAGCTACCTGAACAACGGACCAATTCACAGTACCTGAATACCCTATCCGGTTTTGACCTGAGCGGTCCCAAACTTCATATGAAAAACCCTTTTCAGCACGGGTAAGCTTCCATGCTTCATGTGGGCTTTCTGGTGTTAAATAGATTGCATACTTTGAATCACGTAAATCAGTAACTTTGCCACCTAGTTCAACTGTGGCTGAGCTACCAATATTTACACCTGCTCCAATTAATTTTGGATATTGAGCATCTAAGTTTTTCTTGAAATCGATTAACTGCTGCAACAAATTTTTGGAACTAAGATCTAGATCATCAATCTGTTGTTGTAAATCATCGTCTTTGGCTTTTACGTCTTTTTCAAATGCATATTGAGGGTGCGGATCCTCATGCTGATTATGTTCAGTCATGAGCTTACGAATTAACGCGCCGTATTGTGGATGAGGGTCTTCATCTGCACTATGCTGATTCATCAACATCACAGCAATTGGTGTGTTTGGATCAATCTTGATAGTTACGTTTTTTAAATTAACGTCAGTTAAAACAAATCCAAATGTTACAATGGCTACTACGTTTGCATGTAAAGACATGATTGATTGAGCAGCTGTAGTCGAGGCCACCGCAAGTAAAGTGCCATCTGATAGGTAAATACCCATCTCAAACACTTCCATTGTTAAAGTGGGCTCAATACTCATTACAAAACGCAAAGTACCCGTTTCTGTATCTACACCACCACCGTTAAGAGAAAATCTAGCTAATTCATTTTTAAGAGAAGTTAGGTTTTTCGCTTCTACTGATGCATCAAATTTGCCGGTACCAACAGCAAGATGGGTAAGCTCCCCACCAAAGCTAGCAACATCACCCACTTTATTTAATGCATTCCGACCTGCGTCAGTTAAAAAGAAGTTAATAGCCATAACCCACCCATATGATTTATTGATCTATGGTAGTTATGAAGAATAGGTATTTAAGTGGGCAGTTCCATATAACTAATCATTTTCTTTTTCAGCTGCTTCTCTTAAAGCACTGAATCTTGACTTACGTTCAGCTTGTTCACGGCCTTCCGGTGTATCGTCAGTGACATTTACAGTTTCGTAAGCTTCAGTGTAGTGAACGTTTTCCAAGAATAAGAAAGCAAAAGCATCACCGATATCCGGTGATTTAATTCCCATCCGTTTCATTTCGTCTTTGCTTAAGATTTTATAACGAGCAAAGTCATCAAAACGGTATGGAACGTGGATTAACTGATCTTTAATTTTCACATTGTGTTTCTTCGTTTTTATTTTAAAACGGCCATTTGCGATTGCTCGAGCTAAGCCCACATAAGCTAATGACCGTTTATTTGTAAACTCTTTTCTATTGTCATTACTAAAACATTGTGAGCCCCAATAAACAGGAACGTAGAAAATACCTTGCTTTTTAAGGTATTGGCCTAAACCTTTACCCGCCCCGTTATCATCTACAACCAAGTTAGCATTTGGGTACTGTAAAAGTAGCTCATTAATCTTTGCAAATAGTTCTAAGATATCATCTCTGTTTTTGCATAATGGAATATCTACAACTTCTACACGGCGTGCGCGCTCTCCCCATTGCGCTTCACCCCAAACTTTAGAAACAACAATTACTGAATCGTCACGGCCAACACCACCACCAACATCAACAGTAATGACATAACCGAATTGATGGTCATCAAAAATACTCGCGCCAACATACATTTCTTCGGTTTGACGCTTCGTGATTAAGAACTCATCTGATAAGTCTGGGAATTCACCTAGTACACGAATCTTATACTGAGCATCTTCCCTGCTGCCGTATTTTTGCCTTTGTTCCTGTAAGGATTGTTCACTAACTAGTGGTGACTCTTCCCCGTTAAATGTGAGTGCAATCCAAACACCACCAGCTCGATGACTTAACTTGTGATGAGTTTCATAGAACATACCCGCGTTACGGGTAGGCTGAGAGGTCATTACTGCACGGTTGTCTTCGTGCGTTAAGGCACCAAAAGCTACATCAAGGACAGCATCATCTACACCACTGGCCTCATCGACCCAGACCATGTAGTTATCGCCGTGGTTACCAGCCAAGTTAGTAGGTTGATGTTTTGGTGCTGTCTTCGCAAAGACATACCATTTTTCTTTGTAGCCTTTGATGTATACAAGTTCAGACTGGTACCCAACATAATCAGCAAGCCAAGCCAAAGGCCCTTGCTTCAATCGTGCTAGATTGATACTGATTTCTTTCCAGACTTGTTTCTTTAACTGCCCAATCTGCGGAGCAGTAAACATCATGATTGATTCATCAAAAAACAAGAGATGCCATAAGGCAACAATACCGGCACTGGCCGTTTTACCAGTGTTGTGTAGTACTAAGTTATCTTCACCTAAGAAAAATGGATCTGGATCGAGTACAAAACCGTAATATTTGCCTTCACCAAGCTCGGCAACCGATGTGATTTTTAAAGGCTTATGTTCACCATCTATAAGCCTATAAGATGCAAACTGTTCTCTACTTTCAGGTTTTAGGTTCATATATTGAGAAACAAGCAATTCAATCTTGTCGCCCTTCGACCAACCATTACCATCGTATAAAGAGATTAAGCAAAGGATATGTGATTTATTGAATGTATGAGATTTACCGTTCTCATACTCAAACCGGTACATTTCCTGATAACCGGTTACTGTTTTAATTACATCTAGTTCTGTCTTACCATCTGCAGCGAGAATCTTATGATTTAAATTAATACGCTCAACTGGGATGAAGTCCCCATTGGCTAATTTGATTAAAGTCCCTTTTCCAAAGCAACCGTGACCTGACGCAACTGAAGTACGGCTACCATCAAATGCAATAGATTCAAAAAGTAATTCTTGTTGCCATGTGGGTTCGACACCTAATGCTTCTACGGCGAAAGCATAGATGTCGTATCGATAACGCTCACAAAGTTCCCACCATTCGGGAATTTCTTTTAATGGTGCCAAAGCCATACCGTAAAAACACCATTAATTAAAAGATTGAAAAAGGAAGCATTGTTGGATCTACTGCATCTTCTTCAAACTGATTCCCTTCAGTAATTGAAAAGCCTTTAGCAATTTTTGTACTAGCCCAAACTGCTAACAGGATTGCTATGTGGCCGTTGTTTAAGCTGCTGCTATCAAATTCCTGCTGAAGGCCGTTTTTATCGACCTTACGGATTTCAAGTACGTTCTTAGGATTGTACTGGTTCAGCTTCGGCTCAATTTCAATTAACTTTGCTCTGAAACGAGCTTGGTAAATTGAAATCACTTCTTCTAAGTGCTCTTTAGCATTGAAACTTAATTGCCAATTCTGTACTTGGTCAGGTGAATCAGTAACAACAACCGTTTGATCTCTTAAATCACTTGGTACAGGTAAATTTGAATAAACGGCAGTTTTTTGAATAACAAGTTCACCAGTATCCGCAAATGCGGCACCAATGAGACGAATTGGTTGATCAGAAAACCCAGCAACACGGCTGTCTATACGAATAATTCCAGACATTACATGTATCCTTAGCGCCGTTTACGTTCTATCTTGGTTTGACATTCAATGCAGAATTTAACCCCACCAAGTGCACGGCGGCGCTCTGGTATCTCTTCACCACATTCAATACATTCTTTTTCAGATTCGCCTTCAAAACGGCATCGATTTGCAATTTCTTGCTGCAATAAATAATCAGCACTTTCTTGTGCCTTATCGATTAAGTCAGTCATCTATACGCTCAACTGTAATTTCACCTGTTTCTCTATCACCCTTCACACGCTGGTGATCGAGTGATGTGTACTGATCAGCTTGCACTACAACTTTGTCGTTGATTGCGGGCTGTTCCGTTGCTGAGCCGTCAGGTTCATAGCCATTACCTGTGTTTTGGTCGAATGGACCACCGAAACCGATGACGTTAGGTGTATAACCCACAAGCTGAATATCTACAGTTGAGATAGAAAGATTGACTGCTTCGCTAGGTACGGGTGAAGGAAAAAGTTCATTTTCAAAAACAGTGAATGTTGAATTAACAACATGATCATTCCATTGCTGAAATGGCACATTAAAACGGCGGTTATCGCTGCTAGACATGTATGCGCAAAATTGCCCAATGACTGAACGCAGATCGTTGGGATTGGTGGCAAAGAATGCGATTTGAGCTCTTACAGTAGTTGGTACCAGACGAACTTTTACCCGCTTCTCATCAATGACCGTTTCAACAAAATCTGGTACTGGCAGTAATTGATTAACATCAGGGGGCTGATCTGTTAGCGCTGTTGCCGTGAGCATTACGGGTAAAAGTACTTTCGACACTTCATCATGCTTTTGGCTTTTTCTGTATTCAGAAAGCATTGCTTCTGAATCGTCCATCATCCGTGACGGACATGCTTTTATAGCGTTACCAATGGCTCTCAACTTCCAGTCAGCCGTTAATTGTGTCTCAGGCATATACCAAGCACGAAAATTGACAAGCTGCTTATACCAAGCGTTTTGGATGCATTTAAGCGAATCGTTGGGGTAATTCATTTTTACCCCCATACACTAAAGATACTGCCAAAAGACTTTTTCGGCTTTTTAGGTTTCTCTTTTACGTTTGGATTGTCCAAACTTTGAATGATTTGTTCAGCTTGTTGTTGTACTGAATCAAAACTCTTCACAGGATTTACCATACCCGTATAGAGTTCTTTTTTGCGTTCTTCTCTAAGTTGTTGCAGGCGTTTCTGTTTATCAAATTTTTCTGATAATTCACCCACTAATCCTTGAGCATTTCCTAACTCGGTTAATAGATGCAGCTGACTATTGATATTGTCGTATGTCTGTAAAATTTGATCTTCAAGTAATTGGGCAATAATAATTTCGGGCTGTGATAACTGTGAAATATCTGTTGCGCTATCAAAGCAAGAAACAACACCTTCTGGCTCTTCAGGAACAAATAATCCATCAAATAACTGACCATCCCCTACATTACTTGCATAATTTGGTTGTGCAACGAAATCAAAACCAAAAAAACCCGTTGGAATTAAACGGCCACCGACATTCTTGTAATTGACTGATGTGCTAAAACCACCCGCTTGGGCTTTATAATCTTGTAATGCGATCTCACCAGGCTCGTTATCATAAAACTCTTCTCGGTGTTCAACTGTTCCATCCTTTGAAGCACGTAATTCAATTGTTTTAAACGCCCGTGAAAGATATACAACTTTACCTTTAATGATCACCGTTTCAGGCGGCACCATACCATAGCGCTGTCGAATTTGATGACCGTAAAAACCTTGTAATGAATTAGTAGCAACCATTTCTTGTACATGGTCACTGTTGATCAAGTTGACCATTGCATCTACATCGACATTACTTCGATCAACACCGGTAAATTTACGGCATCGGTCATGTAAGTTGTAAGATAGAACTTTTGTCTTTCTATTTTTGCTAGCCATAAAAAAGCCCCAATGCTGTGATTGAGGCTATTGTTTCAGTTGTTCTATAGTTGAAATTTAATCAGTTCCAAATCAAATCTTTTGATCAAACTCAATTAATTCCAATAGCTTGTCATGCTGTTTATCTTCAATGGTTGCATCAAAGATGTACCCACTTTTAAGAGAAATAAAAACATCATAAAAGCGCTCATGGATCATGCCTCCTCGATGTTCACTTTCGGAGACTTGCAAACAATCCATTTGAGATAAGTCAATTAATTGAGAACAAGCACGTTTTCTACAAAAGATATTTAATCGCATACTTCATCCATTTACTTAGCAAGAGTGTCTTCAACACCACGAGCACGGCGCTCAGCTGTACGCTTATTAAATTCTTCTAGCGCACTTTCCATGTAAATAATGGCTTGCTTGTTGAACTCACTTGGGAACTTTTCATCCAAGGTTTTAGTACGGTGAATAAGTACTTTTAACAATGCTTCACTGGTCACCCCATTCACACCGTGTTCATGAATTGGGCCATCCTGAAAATGAAGACTGATTTCAAAGTCTTTTGCATTTTGAGTTTCGGGATTTGCTGAAATTTTATAGTAATGGCCTTGGGCATAAGCTGTAATGCCCTCTACCACTTCCCCATTTACAACTTTATCAATTTTTTGTGGTTCTAATTCTTGGTTTGCATATCCTAAGAAATGATCAATTAATAAGTTTTCTCCTTGACCATTGATAGGCTCTGCGATTCCTACTAAAACATTTTCTTGAGCTTGTTGCATATAAAAAAGTCCTGAACTAATGAACAGGACTATGAAATCATTTTGTATTTGAGCGTTAACTCAACAGTTCCAAAATATAATAATTAATCAGAGTATTCATACTTTAATAATCTTCCAGAATCATCCTTAAATATATTAAGAAATATAACTTGGCTATGATTTTTCGTTTGAATACGGATTTTATAATGGTTATGAGCAGGTACACTTGGTGAACCAGAAAACCTCCCTTTAGATACAATACTATAGCTTTCAACCTCTCCGTAATCCTTCTTTAATTTCGAGTCATCAGAAAGTATTTTTTCAATGTATTTTGTATCTTCATCACTCTTCATTGCTTTATCAAATACTTGCTCAACTACTAGTGCAATTAATAAACCTATTACAGCGAAAATAATAAATTTTTTCATGATAATTACCAATTAGAATAATGACCGAATTCTGCAGAAACATTGCCGCCAACACTGGCGCCAATTCGCCATGAAAACTTTTTCGAAGGATCGACAGTAACTCCAGGTATAACTAATTGAGGTTTGTTGAATTGAAAATCACCACCTTTTTCAGCTTGTACAAGTCCATTCCCTGTATATCCTGAAACTCCAAAAAGCGTAGCTTCTATTGGTCCAATTCCGGCACCCATTTCTAGTTTTGAATTTGTTCTAGCGATAGCGCCTGAACCACAATCTAATGCATGTTTAGAGGGTTTACCATTTGGGTCAAGACCTATCCCAGCACCAAGTCCAACACCTACTTTTCCAAGAACTTCTAAGGTGCCGTTGTTATAACTAATTGATGCACCACCACCTACACCATAATAACCTTCAATACTTAAAGACCATAAACCATACGGGTCAATATAATTCACAGGATTATTACCTACATATGTATAGGTATTTACACCACCAGCTAATCCAATTGGATCAGGTTGTGTATAACGACCTACTGTTCCATCAAAATATCTATTCCAGTTATACCAAAGGCCAGATTCCACATCATAATATTGACCTGGTAAACCAATGTTAAATTGTCCAATACTGCTTTGAATCACATTGCTGTCAAAACTGTTATTTTGAGATTTCCATACCACAGTCTTAGAAGCATTAGTTAAAACTTCTGGTCTTCCTAAATGATCATTATGTACAAAATTTAATGTATTGTTGCGGACCACACCAATTACCTGTCCATACAACCAAACATAAGCTGTACTGATATTTGTATCTGAAGTATTTGATTCACCTAATAATCTACCATCGGGAGAGTAAATATAATTTACGTTACCAGCTCCACCAGTTTTTCTAGTTCTTAAATTAAATACATCATAGTCATAACTAGTACTGTTGCTTCCAGCCTTCACAGTTTTTAGGCGATTAAAGCCATCATAGCTGTAGTCTACAGTCCCGCCGTGACCAGTTTTTTTAATTAGATTGCCAAGAACATCATAGGTAAAGCTTTTTGCTTCTGTAGTTGTAGTACTAGCTAATCTATTTCCAATATTATTTTGATAATTTGTAGTTAGATTTGTATTTCCTACCCGAGTACTTCGATTTAAATTTTTATCAAAAGTCCAACTTTCTGTATATTGAGTAGAAGCAGCTTTAGTAAGTTGCCCTATAGCATCATAAGAATAAGTAGCTGATCGATTTACTTCCAGACTATTATCAACATTGCTTAGCAAGTTATTGGTATTATAGCTATGACTTAACTTTTGGATGGCCTCTGTATTAATACCAGTAATTCTATAATCTTTATCAAAACTAGTTGTACGTGTTAAACCATTCCCGTAAGTCCAACTTTTAATACCACCATAAGGTTCATAAGTAATATTTTTTACTACATCTTTATCAGCGCCTTGTATACGAACTTTAACAGTATTAATTCTGCTCAAAGTGTCATAACCATATGAAACTTTGTAGCTATCATTTGCAAAGCTTTCACTGATTAAGCGTCCATAGTTATCATATGCCCAGTTAGTTTGATAATTTGTACCATTTATTACTCTGGTCTGAACAATCATTTGTCCAGCTTTGTTATACCCATATCCTGATGAACTAGTTCCATCCGATGTGCCACACAAACGCCCTTTTCCATTTGTACAATTATCATATACCCATGCATGCACTTGACTACCTGTTTGCGCTTTAGTTTGTCGTCCTAATGCATCGTAAGTATATGTAGTAACTATATTATTAGCACGTGTCAGCTGAATTATGTTTCCATCGACATCATAACTATATTTTGTTAATCCTTTGTCTGGGCTTTGAGATGATAATAAGTTTCCAAAACCATCATAGGTATAAATTGTAGTATTACCTTTACCATCTTTTATAGACGTCAGATTACCATTAGCATCATAGATTGATTGGGTCGTTGAACCATCTGGTCTTTTCACTTCTGTTAAATAGTTATTTGCATCATAAGTATATGTAGTGATTTTTCCAAAAGAGTCAGTTTCTTTGATTATATTTCCATTTCCATCATATTCATAAGTGAAGTTTTGCGCGTTATTCCCTTTATTTGCTGTCGTCCATCCAAGTTGATTATGCTCTTTCATTTGACTAAAGCGAATATTAGATCCTTCTTTATAATCTACACGTAATAACTTTCCTAATTTAGAATAAGTAAAATATTGACCACTTAAGATCGTGTTGCCTGTCCCGTTTGTTATACTCGCAACTGTACCGTTATCATTATAATTAATCGTTTCACGCATCCCGTTAGTTTCTGATTGCGTAATTCCAAAAGCTCCATATTGATACGTGGTTGTACGTATTTGGTCACTGGCTAGTGTTTCCTTTTTATTAATGACACGTCCACGTGCATCATAGCTCAACTCAATTACAAATCCATTTGGATCAGTAATTTTACCGACATTACCCAATCCATCATAATTAGAATAAGTTGTAATATGGCCTAAAGGGTTTTTATATTGAATAAGATTCCCTATAGCATCATAAGTATAAGTTGATGTTTTTTCATTAGTATTTATTGCAACATCTTTAAGCATACCATTGCTATGGAATGTATAACCATAACCAATTGTTTTACATGTACTTGTTCCAACTTTACTGCAAGATTTAATACTTTTAATTCGATTTTTAGCAGTATCAGTTGAAGAATAATATGAATACGTGACGTCAGATGTCACGATATTATTCTTAAGATTTTCGACTTTACTAATTAAATATGGTGAGTTAAGCCAAGTGTATTTGGTAAGTGATTTACTAGCAGGTTCATTTTTTTCTAACAACAACCCATTTGCATCACGTCGATAAGTAGTTTCAACTCCATTCCAATCGATTTCAGAACTAACATATCCATTATTATCGTAGTTAGTTACAGCATTACTATTTGGACAATTATTTACACCACTACGTTCTATTTTAGTCAACTTATCTTTATTATCATTTGTATAAATATACTTAGAAACAGCCCCTAAAGGATTAGTTACAATAGTATAATTATTGCCATACTCTAATTTAAAAGTTTGAGTTCCATCACTACGGCCACTTTGAATTGTTTTTTCCCCATCATACAGGTAAGTGGAATAACGTTTTCCATCAATAGAAATACCTGTAAGAAGATCCGCACCAGCTCCATTCTCTCCATAATGATATGTTTTTTTCCCTAAATTATTTGGATAAATAAGTTCGACAAGTCGTGTACCATTCCACTTGAAAGTATAAATATTTCCTGCTGGATCTGTTACCTCAGTTGTAGAATTACCTGCGTTTTTAATTTTAATTGTTTTACCATTGGTATGAGTAATAGTTGTGACTCCAGCCGCTGGGTCAGTTGATTTCTCCCAACCTATACCATGTAAATTTTTTCTACTCTTTAAATTTCCATAATGCATACGTGGACTATTATTTATAATGTCTAAAGTATATGTTTCTATATCACCATTAGGCATAGCATACGGATTAGAAAGCTGACTATAATCTCTTAATTCAGAAATAGGTGAAAATGTACCATCTGGTAGTTGCCTAGTAAGCTGTACTTTATTTTGATAAGCATAAATTGCCTTATCTTTTATCACTACATCATAATTACTGGCCCATCGTTTTCCAAAACTTGTAGTAGATAGCGTAAAACCCAAATCACTTATTACGTCTGTTTTTTTATCTTGTGAATAATAAATTTCAGAATAGTTTAAAGGCATTTCCCAATTAGTTGTAAACGCAACTTCTTCATGCAGTTTTTCCCCACTATTAATTCTTACAGGATTAGGCGTTTGACAATCACTGTTATCTCCACTCTTGAATACACTAGCTGTTGGGTTCGAATTATAAATAGGATGAATGCCTCTATGCATATCTTGATAAAAGATTTGTGAGGTTGAATTTATCTGGTTTATGTCTAATACAGGATCTGGCGTACCGTAGAATGTTAAAGGCGGTAATGTGCCAACATATATCGGATCTACAGCTAATACAGAACTACTCACGATACTTGTAGTTACTAATATCGAAATAATTTTTTTCAAATGCATGTTTTTATAACCTTTATATTTTTAAAAGTGCTACACAATTTATAAACTTTATTACAAATGAATATCATTATCAATAATAATTAAGAATCAATTGCATTTAGGTTATTTTGTAATTAATGCTGGTTACCTCAGAAATTAATCTGATAAATCACCAGCATAATAAAAAAATATTATTTAATTCATTGATTTAAATTAAATTATAAATCTCATAAGGCTTAGCTGCTATTGCAGCTGCAAAGCTTGTTGCACCTAAATCTCTATCAAATGCCATTGAGTGAACTTTAACGACAATATTGGCTGGTACTAAACGCCGTAATATCGGTGACAGCTCTACAACTTCATTTGCATCAACAGTTTTATCTAAAACAATTCTAATCCGACTTGTTAGGAAATAATTAGGCTTTTCAAAATCAGACAAATAGGCTGGATATTCTTTTAGCTTTTCCAAGCTGTGCCATAGCCTGATAATCTGGAAATGATCTTTCCCCCACAACATTCGTAAAACGAACTCTAAAAACGCTAATCCTCTTTTATTACCCATGCTGCTCCAATTGGCATAGATAATTCGCATTAACGTGTCAGAGGTGTTATTTCGGCGTAATACAACAAGTCCGTTTTGTTTAGAGAACCGTTCTACAACTGTTTTACTACCGATATGAGGACAACCGTAATCCAATAAATCTTGTATGGACTGTTCAAAGTTTTGTGCAAATACTTGTTTAAATGCTTTAGCAAGTGCGGTTTGCAAGCCCGTACTCACATATTGTTCATCGATAGGCCGAGTAAAGCTTATAGGGTCCATGTAGCCCCCGAAATATCAGCGGTGCGTTCCAACTCAACAGTAATGCTGTCTTTTGTCACATACACCCACTCATTAGGCTTATTCAACTCATTTGAAAGCATAATGGTAAAGTCACTCATCCGGTCTTGGAAAGCCACAATATTGTCATTAATCAGCTTCCCCATTTCTTGCGTATTAAAGCCATTAACCAGCCAACGACTTGAGCTCAATGATTCACGCCCGTAACGTTCTACAAGTAATTCTTTGATCTGTGTCTTAACCATATCTGTGTTATGTACAGAAGCCAAAGAGCCTTTAATTTTTACTTCAATTGGCTTTTCTACAACTTCATGTACATTCACTTTACCTTCATACAAGTTATCGCAATAACCAATATACCGACAGATATCTTGTTCTAACGTTGCTTGTTCAGCTGGGTTCTTGGCAACCACCACAAGATTTAAATGATTTATGTCGCGGTATGTAATGGCAAAGTGTTGCTCTTGCAACGTTTCATTCCAGACAGAAATAAACTGTGCCCGTTTCATAAATTTTTTACGGACTGCATAGTCAAAGTTGCCGAGAAATACCGCATCTTCATCGTAAAGTGATGGATAGCTTGATAATAAACGTAATTCTGATACAGCTAACGGATCTACGCCCTCTCTAATCAGTCCACCAGCTTTAAAACGCACTGATACCCGCTGTTCATCATTAGTAAGTACATCAAGTAAGGCCGCATCTTTTAAACGATTAACATCAACTTCCCCGTATGTCTCAAGAATTCCAATTATTACTGTTTCATTGGCTTGCAGAGTACGACCAGCTCTCTCAGAATCGCCAAACTCAATAAACAATCTTCTTAGATTATCTGTAGTAACAGTTACAGCATATTCACCTGGTTCAACATTCATCCAGCGCGGCTTAATTACATAGTTATTATTGCCCTGCTTAACCGAAATATTTGCAAGTGAAAGGTCCTCTAAAAGGTCTATTCGATATTTATGGAACCCTTCAGTAACTGGTACAACATATTTAATTTCACGGTATTCACTTTGTTCTGCTATTACTTCCGCCGTCTCACCAGCTTTAACAGTAATTGATTGAAGCAACCGCCATACTCTACCGCCGCTATGGTCCTCAATCATTCGCCCTTGACTTAAGCTCACAGCATTTGTTGACCGGTTGATAATTTCTATTAAGTGCTGACACGGTGTACCTATAGGCAAAATGCCTTTATTTGTAGCATCCGCAATAATTGAGCGGTCACGTGTTTTGGTAAATGGTTCAATTGAAGCAATATCGATTTCTGGACCAAATGCAGTCAAAAAACTAGCCATAGAACGCAGCTGGTGAACGACAAGTGGATCTTGAGCTTTATAGCGTTCCTGAATCTCATAATCATCTATCGCTGCTTGGAGCTGGGCTTCAAAATCAGCTTGCGTTAATGTCATATGTCTCACCTGTTACTGATTTACCCAATCGGTCTGCTACTTGGTTAAGATCTATATTCACATTCATGATGCTTAAATGAATATGAACCGTCTCAAATCCTTCGGTTTGTGAATACAGGGCTAATTGGTCAGAGTTAAGCTCAGATAATATTGGTAGATCCTTTTTCATCTTAATAAGAAAACTATCTGCCACCCTCGAGTCTAAAGGTGCCATTAGCAAATCATAAAGAGGTGCACCAAAGTCAGAACCATACTTCCCATTAACCGGATGATTAAGCCAGTACTCAACCATGTCTAAAATTGTTTTAGATGTGATCATTAGGAAGTTGCTCTATTACTGAAAATCATCAAAAGCTTTACTAGTATTGCAGTGCCAATCTGATAAGTTGAAAAAATGGTGAAATAGATTATGAATATCCATAATGAAACGCTTAATGCATCAAAATATGAAGCAACGTTATAGATTCGCCAATCAACAAGAATAATAGTGATCAATACACATGCCATACTTATGAAATACATATATCTGATTTCTTTAAATAAGAGGCTTATAGGTACATGACGGAATTGTTTAATATACGCAGCTTTATTCTTGCTATTCCATCCTGTAACAACGGAAAGATAAGCTAAAAATGCAAGAATTAAGACAATATCAATACCGATTTGAATTTGCATAAAAAACACCCTTAATAAGAACTGTATTAAGGGTATTGCTTTTGTATATATGTAAGCGTGAATGGTTCCATATTTGAAAATAAGAAATGCATGGATTATTATATATACAAAGCCCGCTCCACTTATGACACGAGAACGTATAGGGTCATAAGTGTAGGTTAGAAGATGTCGCAACCCATCTCTAACTACCGGGCTTTTTTTAATGCACTTCAAAAGCTGTAAGCAGCCATGCATTACTACCTTCTCGCTTAATCAATGACGCTTCATGCGAATTAAATACAATATTTATTCTTGTAGATAAACCACGTTCTGTACGCCGTTGTGTACTACCTTGAGCGATTGTTTGCACAATAGTATCCACAAGCATATGCACAACTTCATCATATGTCATGCCATCACTTTCCATACGGCGCTTGATAATATGCTTAATGCCCTGTTTATCACTGCCATACTCAAAATCCACCCAGCCTAGATCATTACGATACATAGCTCTATGCACTGTGGTTTTTTCCATAATGGCTTTGTTCATTGCAGCTTTACCACGTGTGATATTTGCTGTAAGTGATTTGATTGGACTTGCACTATCAAATTCAGGCTTTCCCAGTTCGGATTGACCAGCCTCCGAACTTATACCAAGTTGATGCTTTGCTTGTTCAATTTGTTCCTTAAGCTGGTCACGGTGTGCTGTTTGTTTAGCTAAATCTTCATCAAGCTTTTGCTCTTGTTCTTCGACCTCTTTAATTTTTTGATCTACAGAAGTACGGCGTGGCGGTAAGCTTACTTTTTCCCGTTTATTTTGTTCTTGAATTTTTGACTGTGCTTCACGGATAAGTTTAGCAACACAACTCACGGCGTTTTCAAATGTTGGCTTATAGTCATCACTAAAATCACCTGATAACACAATCACTTTGTCATTAAGTTCGGCCTTCACAACATCTGCTAAAGCACGAACATAAAGTGTGAGCGTAGCGCCACCTGAAAAGAAAAATGCAACTGGTAAAACGCTAACACCAGCAACACGCTTAATTTTGCGAAATTCTGGTGTAACAATCGTTTGGCCTGTTGCTTTTTCTAATGCCGATTGAATCTTTTTAATGTATGGAGTGGAAGCTGTAACAGCTGCAAGATTAAGACTGCCCATGAAAAATAACCTCATATCAATGAGGCTATTTTGATATTGCTAAAACCTAAATAATGATAAAGGTTCCATCCAAGTTTCAAAGCATTGCACTTAATTAAAAATATACTACACATATCATCTAATTAAATGATACAACTGAATGATAGGCCACAAAGAATGGCTGAAACATCATTAATTTATTTACACGGAATTTTTAAATGTATTTTGTTTATGAAGGTCAAAAGATCACCCTTGACCCAAATAAGATTCAACAATTTGGCAATAACTTAGTTTATGCAGACACACTACTGTGCAATACAAATGAATTAATTGTTAGTAAACATAATGGTCAAGAAATCTCAATTTCTACTAAAAAATTTACACCCTTTTTTAATGCTACTTTTCCTCAAATGAATGTTCAAATCCAGTGGCTGAATATTCAAAAGACTGCTGAGTTAAACACGTTAATCGATATCGATAATTCTCTAGTTAATAACAAAAACGATAAGATTCCATTGACACTAGCTCAACAGAAAGTTCTCAATGTAAAAAATCCAAAAACTTTTGATTCTCGCTATGAAAGAGAATTAATTATTAAAAATCTCTCTAGAGCAATTCAAGATTTTGTGAAATGAAAAAAGCCAGCTAATAGCTGGCTTTTTATTAGGGGAGTCCTATTTAGACATCTTTATATTTTGATAAGCCCTTATCGATTCACAGGTTCGAAAGGAAAGCGTTTTAAAACCTTCCCAAGTTCAAGCACCTCATCTTTATGAAGAAAATCCCACAATTGATTAAAGCGTTCACGCAATTGCACAACATTAACTGGTGTGTGGTGTAGTGAATATTGCTGTACAGAAACTGCTCCGCTTTCTTGAATCGATATCCAAAAGTTTTTAGGTCCTTTTGGAGATTGATACTTTAGCTCCTCACCTAATTGCTGTGCAATGTCATAAGCAAGAGGGTTTTCTAATGCTGGATAACGAGCAGCGAGATTATCTACAAACTTTTCTAAACGTTTAAGTGTATCTGTTTCAGCTGGAACTAGCTCTTGTAACGGCAAGAGCTCAAGATACTGCTTCGCCTCATCAAAATGGATTGAAA